TCAACAATGCGCTTTTTTAGCTCGACGATATACACCGAGTAATCTCTAACAGTCTCCATAGCTTGCTCCGATACCATATTCGCAATTTAATGGAAGCCCCTCAGCCCATACCGGAGGTCGCCTCATACATGATTCTATGTAGTCGGCGGCAGTCTGTGCCTCAGCTTCCGGAACTACGCAGGCGATAGCATCATGCACTGTCATTACTACCTTGTACTTCCTCGCTATCCAAGTCATCTGCTCGGCGATGATGCACCGCGCTACTGCCTGACATAAGTTTTCTACAACCTTCCCACCGTAGATCTTGGTTCTGCCCTTCCTCGTGGCGTAGGAGTAATCCCCGTTGATATCAAGCGAAAGGTTTGGGTAAGACAGATAGAACCCACTCGGTAGTAAGAACCCATTTTTGGTCAATGTCAACGCTCTCGGCTGAACTCCGATAGGAAGCACCTCCCCGTGCATCATGGCCTCCAGACAGTGCTGCGCTTGCCGCCACAACTGCGGAATCTTGGGGTAAGTTTGACGGTACGTATTGATGATCGCGCTGGCCTCCAGCTCGCTTAGGAATACATTAGACTGAGCAACCTGCGCTTTGAATTTCACCGACCCCATGCCATACCCGCACCCAAGCACCACGGTCTTTCCCATGAACCGCTGTGATGAGGATATGTTTTCTGGTGCAGTCTGGTAAATCTTGGACGCCATGATCTTGTACGGGTCGTGTACCATCTCATTTTTGGGTACTCCGGCTAGGATCTCGGCGTTGTTCTTCTCAAATACCTCTACTAGATCTTCCTGCCCCGCAAGCCATGCCAGCACGCGGGCCTCAATCTGAGAGGAGTCAGAGTCGATAATGACATATCCGGGAGGAGCTACAATCGCCGTCTTCAATGTATTGGCGTTCTCTCCCCGGCTCGGTAGGTTCTGGATATTTATTTTGTCATAGCCACCCCAGCGACCTGTGTGGGCAGCGTAGTATTTGAGCGGAATGGGTAGCAGCCCCCGCTTAGCAATGCCGATGAACCGGTCTGTGCGCGTCTCTTCCAGCGTAGACTTTATCCCTAGTCGGGCATTGGCGAGTGCCTGAACCTTGATGTCTGGATACTCCAGTAGCTCACGGAACCCCTCGTCTGTCTTAGCCATTGCATAGACTGTCTTCCCTGTTCTAGGAGACATTTTTGTAGGAGGATTAACTCCGAGAGATCTAAGTACCTCAGCTAATTTCTCATTAGAAGTTAGCAATTCCGGAGGGAATCCCAGTCCATCCAGTAGGTCTTGCTTACGTTCTTTTATTTCCTCGTAATGCCGCTCCAGTAGAGGGAGATCTAACCCCAAAGCTGGTTCGCTAAACATCTTCGTTGTAATGTTGATTACTTCCAGCTCGGTAGACGTAACGCTCGACTCGTATACCCAATACAACTTCCACGTAAGATCTACGTCATTGATGCAGTAGTTTCCATACTGGCGCAGTGCCTCCCGAGAGAAGTCCTGTCGGCGCTTCCCCATGGCGTTCACCACTTCATCACCCTTGACACCGAGTCCGTGTCGCTCAGCAGCAGCTTTCAGGCTACCGCCCACCTCTAGTCCGTCAATCGCCCGTGCTAGAGCCAGCGTGTCCACCCAGCAGTACGGCTTTATCCCTAGCCTCCATGTCAGAATGGCGGCATCGAACAGCGCGTTGTGGGCAATACAGATAGCGTTTGCCCAGTCGTAATTCTCTGTAAGCACTTGCCGCAGGGTGTCCAGCGGTGCTGAATAAAAGTTAGTCGCTCCGTCGTTTACCTTGATACCCACGCCGATGATCTCAAATCTGTCATCGCGGATATATTCTTCAGTTGTCATTTTGGACAAACTGAATTCGCCATCGTAATACGTTTCGAAATCTAGTGTTATGAATTGCATTACTTAAACAAAACCTCATAGACTTTCTGTTTAGTAGACTCGATGTCGAGCTGGCGCAGTCGGCGACGTATCACATAGTACTCGTATCTGGAAAAAGACCCCGCATCAATCAGCGTTCGCCACCGGCGATTTGATTCAACCCATGGGCGGTTGGTGTAGGATAGTTTGAACTCAGAAGGATCTAGTTGGGATTCGAGACGCTGGAAATTCGTGAAGTCGTTTGGACAATCCTCCATCCGATTCAGAATTAGCTTGACCTCTTCGCAACACATAGAATAGAGAATCTTGTTTAGTATTTTTCGCATGTCGGTTGCTCTTGCCGGTTTGTGAAACAGTAGGGGGGCTCATCACCCCCCGTCCTGTCATCCTTCGTGGATTTCCGCACCGCTCGCAAGCGCGTGTGCCAGACTCTCAGCGTTCTTGGCATTCACTTCTGCTACGGTATACAGATTTCCTACAGCGAAACGCAGGGCGGCCAGCTTAGACTTAGCCTTCACGTACATCGTAGCGCCCGACGATTCATCGATCACTGAATACAACTTTTTTACTTGCTCTTTGTTAGACACGTATATATCTCCGTTAGCGGGTATCCGCTTTCAAATCCTAAATCGACTAAGATTTAGAGTCAAGGTTTAATCTCACCCGCCAAGCTCTATTTTTTAGCCCCTTACTTTCTAATGTGTCCGCTTTCTCCATAGCTAAGATGTATTCCTCCTCAGTAACAAAATACCGTCGGTATTCTGGATGAGAAAACTTGTACACACGCGCACGGTTAGGACTTGTCGGGAGTTTTGGTAGAGTCATGGCGGCTTGCAATAACTCTTACTTTGGGTCGTTGGTCCGGACTAACTCGGACGATTCAGATCCGCAGGCAGCGTAGCCCGCGAGATCCACCCACGAATCCCCATGAGTCGGATTGCCCTTCAGGCGTGCGATCTTCAGTAGCGCCATCATGAGCGCCACGTCATGCGGCTGAATAAGATGCCCCAGATAAAAAGACCACAAGCCCGCAATCTCGGTGAACGTGTTCTCGGGTGCGCCGTATTGAGTATTCCTGTCCCTAAGAACACACTCGGCTGCTCGGTCTAGTACTTCTTTCCTATTCATAATTACTTTCTCCATAAGGGTATTCTTTTACCCAAAGTTTTCCCACTTTCTGTTTTGTATATCGCTGGTCTTTATGCAGCACCCAGCCCTCTGCATCAGGCGGTCGTTTTGCAACGCAATAAAATTTCCCATCTACAATGTACACCGTGGCGAAAGGTGCCATGGCTCGCATGGCACGGGTAATCGCTTTTGGATCAGTGTGCGGATTTACCCCAAGCGTTCTGGCAACAATGTTGTACGGAGTCACGTCTTAACACTCACTCTCCTCTTTTCTTTTTCGTATTGCATCGGCAATGTCGTGCCGGTAAATCGCTGTCTCTGCAACCTTCGCACAGGCTTCGCGTTCACCAGCGGCGACAAGTTCGGCGAACTTTTCTAATTCAGGTTCGCCGATGGGCGAGGGGAAGTATCCAAAAGCCTGTTTGTACAGGTCATGTAGTCGTTCGTTCATATTTTTCTGCCACCTTTAATAAGAACTTAATTCTGCTAACACAGTTCCAAAGGCTAAATTGATATTTCGGCTGATTTCTTCAGGTCTCATTCTTTCCTCCTCACAAGCTTCATTTGCGGTTGTGAGTTAGCCGCAAGCTTCTCCCAATCCTTCAGAGTCATGCCCTGCCCACGGAAGTACAGGTGGACCTTCTTTACGAAGGCGTCGGAGATTGCCTTCTTGCCGTGCTCCACCGCCGACAAGTAGGAGGATGACACGCCCAAATCATTCGCCATGTCCAATAACTTCGTCTGGTTTTTATCCAAACGCATTTTTCGCAACTGAAGGCCGAACGGTGTAAGCATGGCTCCTCCCTTCAGGTCTCATTGATTTTCTGTTTATAGGTTTTCATCTTTATACTTCTTCCAAATACGAATAGCCTTACTCATTTGTCCGATCTGTTCCCATCGAATCTGAGTCATGATGCCGAGATGTCCTCCTCGGTCCATATCCGATAACACCTTAATATGTTTCTTGAGCACATCGATAACTACATCGTAATCTTCATCGTTCATATTTTTACCCCGAAATAATTCTTCACTTCTCCTCTTTCTTAACCAAGCTCGGCATCAACTCCACAAGAACCTTCGCGCACTCTAATGCCACCTGCCGGTGTTCTTTCTGGGTAGATGGATCGGTGCGAACATCAAGGTAGTGAATCCACGAACGGACGCTGCCGTTCATGTACAGCACGCTCTCCATCATCCCTTCGGGCAGCAAGGCCCGTGCGACTTCTTTTGCAATGCCGTGCTCGCGCGCCCACTTGTACCCATCAAGTGCTGCTTTAATAATTTCGTTCTGGTACGCATCCCACTTCTGCTGCAACTCCGGGCCGACGCCCTCGATAGAATTCTGTCGGTTCTTCGGGTCGTGCAATCGCGCTTCGCGGAACACGTACCCCAGCTCTGTCGGGTCGGCGTAGCGTTGCGAGAATTCCTGAAAAGAAAAACTACGGTGCCGCAGCATTTGCCGGGCGATGTCGCGCGTGGTTTTGATTTCCATACAAACATTCACAAGCTCAAACGGTGACCAATGCTTGTGGTCGATCAAATATCGCAACAACTTGTCCGCCGTACCATGGTTGTTCTGGTTTTGCGGGTTACTCACCCGCGCGCAGTACGCGATCAACTGCTCCGGGGCCATGATTCCCAGCGGCGTGGTGGTGTACGAGATTAGTCTTACGTGCATATCTGCTACTCCTCTTCCCATTCTTTTTCTAGCAGTCCGTTCTTGTCCATCACCGCGATCTCTATATCCAGAGCTACTGCATACACGGCATCAAGTAATAGGGGGTCGGTGATTTTTATATTTCCATTTATAATCTCGGTCATTTCTTCATGTGTTAAACCCAAGCTCCCTTCTTTGCAGGACATCAAACGTGAAACCTCCTCACGTAGATGCTTTACCTCCGCCATCAACTCCATGTGATTTTGCAGCAAACAATCCGCAATCTTCTCAATCATGTCGCTCATACAAACGCCTCCGCGTGGGAAC